GGGGGGGGGGGGGGGGGGGGGGGCTTGGCGATGTCGTTCCGTCGTCCGAGAGCGACCCTGCGCCGGTGCGAGTGCCGCGCCGGCGCGATCGTCGTCACCGGCATGGCAAGCCCTATAGCGACGAGCAGATCATCGCGCGGATCAGCCTGTGGGCGAAGCTCACGGGCGACCCGCCGACGAAGGCCGACTGGACGCCGGCGAAGCTCCGCAGCAGGGCGGCGGCAGCACGGGAGGCGATCGAGTGCAAGCTGCGCCTGATCGCGCTGTACGAGCTGGGCGACTTCCCGAGCGAGACGACCGTGCGGGAACGCTTCGGCAGCCTGAACGCCGCGCTCGAGCTGGCGGGGTTCGAGCCGCGCGGGACGGGCAGGCCACCGCGCCCCGACAACGACGCCGCGATGCGCGCCGCGCCGAAGCCGAAGGCTGGCGAGAAGGCGCTGCGCGGCTACTTCGAGAAGGTCGCGGAGCTGCGCGCCGAGTGGGGCGAGGGACCGGCGCTGAAGGCTGCGCTGTACGACCTGGCGCTGAGCGCCATCACGGAGGCTGATCGGATTGTCGGATATAGCGAGGATTTGGTGTAAGGTTATTCCTGACACAAGCCACCGATCAAGGAGTGACACATGCCTGACTTCCTCACCGCCAAGCGCGGCGAGCTGTGCGACCGACGCGACGAGCTGGCGCCGATGGCTGCCGAGCATGGCCGCATCGTGGAGGCGATCGACGCGCTCGATCGAGCAGTCCCGTCGTCGGCCGCGGCCAGCTCGAACGGCAGCAGCACGCAGCCTCGTCGTCGTGGTCCTGGCCGTCCGCGCGCGAGCGCCAAGCCGGCCCGGCCGCGCACCCGTGGCGCCGGTCGCAAGAAGGGCAGCGGCAAGCGTGGCGCAGAAGCGCTCGACATCATCCGTGCTGCGAGCGCTGACGGGATCAGCTTGCAGGGTGTCGCTGACAAGCTGGGCATCAAGCCCAACTACCTCTACAGGGTGTTGCCGCCGATGGAGGCCGAGGGCAAGATCAAGAAGTGCGCGGACGGCACATACGTCGCCGTGTCGTGATCGCTCGCGCGGCTCTGATCGACGGGAAGGGCGAGGTCGTGCCGGACAAGATCGTGCGCGACTCCGCCCGCTCGCTGGCCGAGTGGATGACCGGACGAGGCGAGGGTGTCTCGTCCGGCTATCTGCGGGAGCGTCAGTGGCTTCGCCCGTCTGCCGGCGGCGAGCTGATTGCGATGCCTGAGTGCTACCGCTTCGACATAGCGCTGTGACCGCCCGCCCGGACGCCAAGCCGGTCAGCGTCGGCGAGCTCGTGAAGGGCAAGACGTACACGCTCGCCAGCGTGAGCAACGCCGACGGCACGGTCGCGGTGATCTGGCATATCTGCTCTGTCGGGCCGAAGTGGTTGACGCTGCGCGAGTGGCGCGAACCGCCTGGCGGTGGTCCTGGCCGGTGGGCTGGGATGTTCCGGCTGCTGCGCTCGGGCTGGGAGCGCGGCGAGCCGTTCGTGCCGATCGACGACCCGTCGGCATGATCGACCAGGCCGCCGTAGACCGCGCGCTCGAGCTGTGCCGCGAGATTCGCGTGCTGATCGCTCGCCTGCGCGTGCTGCTGCTCGACCTCGACCCGTTCGATGACGCGCTCGCTCGGCTCCGTGCGCGCCGCGCGACCGAGCTTGATCTTGCACGCCGCGATGTTGGGCTGCCGCCGCTCTGATGTGGCTGCCGCTCTACAGGCCGAAGGTCGGCATCGGCCTGTTCGTGGTGAGCTTTCCCGCTGACCTGCTGCTGCACGCCAACGCCTTCCTGTTCGCCAGCGTGTTCGTCCTCGTGCTGCTATGGGCGATCTACGGCAAGGGCAGACCGCCGGCGCCCGTCGTCGAGCAGCCCGAGCAGGGCGGCCACATGATCCCGCACGAGTGGGCGGTCGAGGTCATGGAGCACGTCACGCAGCCGCGCGCGATCTTGACGATGCTGCCCGAGCCGCCACCACCGACGCTCGGCCAGCGCGCCCGCCGGCGAGCACGTCTCGCAAGATGGGCAGTCGGCCGCGCGTTCTGGCGTGTTGGCGTTGCGCTCGCGCCGCACCTGCGCTATGAAGGCGAGGACTGATGGAGCCACGCCAGCCACGGGGCCCGCGGATCGTCGAGTACGACGCCGTGGTCCGCGCCCACGTCGATCGGAAGGGCAACCTGCGCCTGTACCGGCGCCGGCGGCTGTGGGTCGTGCAGACGATCTTCCATCCCGCCGGTGAGTGGCGCACCGTGAGCGTCGATCGCACCGCTCACGCGCTCGTGCAGCTCACCCGCTGATGTCCGGGCGCACCCATACAGTCGCGGGGCGCGACGCTGCTAAGCGGAACGGTCGCGGCCGAGTTCCTGACGAGGCTTCGCTTAGCGGCCTGCAAGAGAACACTGGCGCCTCGCGCGTGGGGCGTGGAGTCCGACAGCAGCGCCGCGCACGTTCGTCCGGGCGCGGCCGTACATTCGCGCGTGATGATCGGCTCGCCTGTCCTGTATCACCCGCTCGGCCAATGCGCCGGCACCACGGCGGAAGTGATCCGCTGCCATTCGTACAACCTGTGGTCGGGCATCGTGAGCGACATCAGCGAGTTGACGCTGATCGCCACCGTCGCCACGGGCATCACGATCTTCTGGCGCAAGCACAACTGCCACGAACATCGCTGCTGGCGGCTGAGCTGGCACCCCGACAGCGACGGGCATCCGGTGTGCAAGCGGCATCACCCCGAACACCCGTCGCGCGGGCTGTGGTGGGCGATCAAGCACTTCTTCAGGACGGGCCACATGGGCGACCACAGCCATCCACGGCACGCCAAGCATGAGCCGGTCGTCGGCTGAGGGCGCGCGCGAGCTGCGCAAGGGGCTGAGGTCAGCGCGGCAGGACCGGCGTCTGCGCTGCCAGCGCGTCGAGCTGTACGAGCGGTTCGAGGACGTGCCTGCGGGGATCGCCGAGCGGCTGAGCGAACAGAGCGTCGGCCCGTACCAGGCGTTGATGTTCGCGGTGGCGTGGCGCGGGCAGATGTTCGCGTGCGTGCCGCTGAGCGACCAGCTCGTGCGCAGCGCGGACACGGAGCCGGTGCTGCGCGTCCTCGTGCAAGACCTCGGCGCGGAGCTCGACGAAGCGTGAGCGCGATGGGCCTGAACCTGCGGCGCTGGCGGCAGGCGGTCGCCACGCACGACGTAGAGAACCCGTCGCACGAGAGCTACGGCATCGGCCTGGCGTTCTTCGACCTTGAGCGCCTTGGCTTGACGGAGGGCGAGGAGCTGTGGCCCGGCTACACCGTGCAGGTGGACGGCAAGGCGAGCGGCAACTTCCGCGTGCTGTGCGACGGCGAGCATGACGAATGTGATCTGCGGATCAAGGAAGCCCGCGAAGCGCCACCGACGGACGCCGTGACCCGCGAGCGCGAGCTGACGCCAGCGTGAAGGTGCTGTGGGACGACACGATCGAGGTTGACGGCTGCATGGTCAACCTGCGCTGCAACAACCTGATCGGCCTCGACCCGCAGGACGGTCGCCCGGTGCGCCTGATCCCGCCCGAGCTGGCCTACGAGGCGGCCGAGCGCGAGCAGCCGAGCTTCGGCCCGATCCCCGTGCGCCAAGACCCACGGATGCCGTCCGGTGCGGTCGCTGTGATCGCCTGATGCAATGGACGGGCGTCATCGTCGCGGTGTGGTTCCTGTGGTGGACGCAGCACGAAGCCGAACAGAGCGCGCGCCGCGATCGTGAACGCCGTCGCCGGCGTGAAGATGAAGCTCGCCGGCGGAGGATGCGCCAGTGGTGACGAGGGTCGCTCAGCAGCACAAGGATGGCTGTGGCCGCGCGGTGCTGGCGATGCTGACCGGCACGACCTACGAGGCCGTCGATCAGCTCATCCCCGCGCGCGACGGCAAGCGCGACCTCGAGCTGTGGCAGCAGGAACGCTTCTTGATGGAGCGCGGTTGGTTCCAGCGCGTCGTGCTGAAGCGCGAGGAAGCCGACGGCGTGTGGCCGCCGCGCCCGTTCGCGCCGCTGCACATGGCGATGGTCAGCAGCCGTGGCGGACCAGGCCACAGCGTCGTGATGCTCAGCGACGGCACGGTGCTCGACCCGAACAACCCCGGCGGCTGGCGGCTGACGGACTGGCCGATCGTGTACGTCGTGGTGGGCCTCGTGCCGCCCGCGCTCGTGCCCGCGGGCCCGTCATAGTCGAGCGTCATAATCCCCGCGCGTGGCGCCCGGTTTCTGCCGCTTCACGGGCATGGGGCGCGCCGAAGCGGAGCGGCGTCAGGCGCGCCCACACGCACCCTCTATGCGCAACTTGCATACTGCCGCAGCTTGTGTGTAAACTCACCTGACACGTCCACGCGAGCAGTAGGGGGAGCCATGCCACAGAACGCGATCGTCACCGTCACGCACACGCTCGACATCCCGGCCAGCAGGGTCGAGCAGATCATCGCCGGCGCCGAGAACCCGGAGAAGGCGATCGAGGACGCCGTGATCGGCGACCCGCCGGCGTTCATGGACTTCGCCAACGGCGACCCGGATGTCGAGGTCGCGCTGTGACGCTGATCGCCGTGCTCGCCGTGGTGCTGCTCGCCTTCGACATGCAGAACCTCATCGCCGTGGTGCGCAGGGCCGTGAAGCTCCCCGACGAGTCGAGCTCGGACTACACGCTGATCGTGCCGCTGTTCGGCAACCCCGACGTGCTGACGAACCTGCCCTTCCTCGCGCGCTACAAGCCGCGCGTGATGCTCGTCCTGAACACCACGAACGACGCCATGCGCAACTTCGCCGAGGGCCTTGAAGCTGAGGGCTGGCGCATCCACCGCACGCAGTTCACCGAAGCGCGCCCGCGCGTCTCGCGGCTGTGGCAGGCTGGCCTCGCGGCCGTCACCACGACCTACGCCATCAGGTTCGACGCGGACACGATGTCGCCGTGTGATCCTGGCCGCGCGATCCGTGCGCTCGAGCTGAGCGGCGCCGACTACGCCAGCGCCAAGGTGCTCGCCAAGAATCCGCACTCGATCCTCGGGCACCTGCAAGCCGCTGAGTACAGGATGGCGATGCAGGTCCGGCACTTCCGGCCGTGGATGACGAGCGGCGCGTGCATCATGGGCAGGACCGAGGCCCTGCGCGCGGTGCTGGCGCAGCACACGCATTGGTGGAACGGCGAGGATGTCGAGCAGGGCGTGATCGCCAAGCACTACCGGATGCGCGTCAGGCACGTTGACTACCCCGCCTACACCGATGTCCCCGACACCGTGCGCGGCCTGTTCAAGCAGCGCAAGTTGTGGTGGGCGGGCAATGTGCGGCAGTCGATCGTGAACCTCGATCAGATGATGTGGTTCCCCGCCTACGTCTTCTACAACATCGTCCTCGTGTACGTCGGGTTCGCGCTGCGCGGCCGGCTGCTCGGAGAGTCACCTTTGGCGCTCGCTACGGCGCTCCCGACGATGCTGGCGGCCTACGTGCTCATCACGTCGCTGGCGAACTTCAAGGTATGGTCGCGGTGGTTCCTGATCTTCCCGGCGTACAGTCTCGTGCAGGCTGTGGTGATGCCGGGCGTTGGGCTGATCGAGTTCGTGAGGACCGCCGTCAAGCACCGCAGCAGCGGGCGCTACCTGATCCGGTGGCGTCGTGAGCAATGGACACCGACCCCTGAGAGGACACCAGCATGAGCGTCAAGACCTGCCTGCCGTTGGCCTGCATCATCATCACCGTGATCTTCACCCCGACGATCACGAACACCACGCCGCAGCCGCCGAGCCCCCCCCCTGTCGTCGTTCACCATTCGACTCCGCATCATCGTCGTCACCACAAGCGCAAGCGCGTCTGCCGCCCGCGGCTGCACGGCCCGAAGCACCCGATCGTGTGCTTCTACCGGACTGTGTAAACTCGCCTGACACGTATGCCTGACGGGTCGGAGATAGAGACGGACGCGCCAGCCGAGGACCCGCTGCCTTGGCTGGCGCTGCGCGTGCGTGAACTGCCGAACGGCGAGAAGGTCGCCGAGGTCATGCACAACGACTTCGCGCTCGGCGTGCTGCCGTTGACGGGCTGGAAGTTGGAGGGCAGCCCGGAGCGCTTCGGCGTGCTGACCGTCGGCGTGCAGGTCGAGACGGCCGACATCTACGGCGGGACCTTCAAGAGCGTGCCCGCTGGCCGGCGTGCGCAACGAGAGCGAGGAGTTGACCCCGATGCCCGATGAAAGCCCGACGCGGCCGATCAAGCACATGCCGATCGCGGAGTTCCGCAGCGACGGCTACCTGCAAGAGCTGAACCGGCTGCTGCTGCACCCGCTCGGCCTCGCGCTCGAGGTCACGGTGATGGACGCCGAGACGGACGACGCGCGCCTGATCGAGCAGATAGCGCCGATCATCGCCGAGCAGCTTGTCCAGCTCAACCCGCCGGACGAGCTCGTGCGCGAGGCTGCGCGTGCGGTCGTGGCGAAGCTGTGGCCGCGTGGCAGCGAGCACATCAGCGGCGTGTGGGACTACCGCGACGACCCCGAGGGCATGGTCTACGGCGCGGGCGAAATCGACGTGAACAAGGCCGACCGGATCGCCGTGCTGCTCGCGCACAAGCTCGCTGAACGGCAGGGCCTTCTCGGGTTCGGTGTGCAGGGTCCGGCCGACGTGCCGCCTGACGAGCAGCCGCCGCCGGTGGAGCAGCCCGAGTCTTGATCGACGAGCCGGTGCTGATCGAGGCCGCCCGCGGCCACATCGAGAGCTTGGCGCAGGCCGAAGGCCCGGAGGCGATCGAGATTGCGCTGCGCGCTGCGCGCGTCGAGCCTGACGACTATCGCTCGTGCATCGCTGCGCTGTGGGAGACGCGCTCGGAGGGCGGCGCTGTGCCGGACTCGCCACGAGCTGCGTACTTCGGCGGCGCGATCGACGGGTTCCTGCTGGGCGTGAAGGCTGCGCGCGGCGAGCATGGTCCTGGCGGCGTGTTTGAGTCGCCCGAGTGGATGCGACAGAGCCCGAACTGATGCCTGCCGCCGGCGACTGGCAGCAGATCGAGCGCAGCGGCCGTGACCAGGCGAGGCTTTGCGCTCAGAACGCGCGCGAGGCAGCGGAGGCGGGCAGCGCTGTGGGCGCGCGCGAGTGGGCCGAAGCCGCCGGCGCCGCCGTGATCTACGCCGCCGACGCGCAACGAGCTCGGCTCGACGACGAAGAGTTCGAGCGCGAGCGCGTGCGCGCATGAGCGCCGACAGCGACAAGTGGTTCGAGGTCAGAGCCACGGTCAAGGTCAAGCACACCGACGCGCACGCTGCTGAAATGCACGTCGTTGGGCTGCTCAGCTCGAAGCCCCGCCTGTTCCCTGTCGGCGTCCTGCACGCCGAGCCATGCGAGGACCCAACGGTCAGGCCCTCGGAGCGATGACGAACGTGGACTTCAGCCCGAAGCCGTACCGCGTCGAGCGGCGCCTACACATCGGGCAGCCGTGGTGCTTGATGGGAGAAGCCGACAGCCACGACGAGGCGCTGCGCATGATGCGCGAGAACGTCGAAGAGTGGGAAGGCTTCTCGCGCGTCGTGGTGCAGCATGTGATCGAGCGGTTCGACGCTGGGCAGCTCCCGCGCTCCAAGCGCCGGCACGGCCGCGTCCACGCGCGAGCGTAGGCTTGCGCAGATGGAGGCAGCCGAGGCCCTGCTGATCGTGGCGTCGGTGGCGCGCCGCTCGTGGAACGGCAAGCTGAGCGAGCACGCGACCGCCGATGAGGTCGCCATCGACGTGAACAAGATGATCGGCACGACCACGAACGCGCAGGGCATGGGTCGCAAGCTCCGTGTGCTCGAGCAGGCGGGCCTCGTCGAGCGGCGTCAGGAAGATTGGGGCGCGATGTGGCGTTGTTCTCCCAAAGTGCGGGATGTGGTCAAGCAGCTTGTCGCAGACTGAGCTACACATTTTCACCCTGTCATGTAGGTTGACGGGCTACCAGCGAGCGAGTGAAAGGGACGGATGAGCATGGGAGTGACACGGCGCACGAGGAACCCCTACGAGCAGCGCGTGAACGGCGGCGGCGACATGATGGCGATGTCGCCCGGCACCGACGAGGACGCAGAGCGCACGATCATGGGGCGCGTGCGTAGGCCGCCGCGCCCGACGCACGGCCGCACGATGGACTTGGACACGCAGGAGGGCGTCGGCCTGCACAGCAGCCACATCGACGCGATGATGCGCGGCGAGTTCCGCGCGGGTCGTGGTCGCGGGCACAGCGAGGGCTTCGAGGAAGCGGCGCAGGAGTGGCCCGTCGCCTACGACAACGGCTGGACGACTGGCGCCGGCGAGGGCGAAGAGTTCATCCTTGGCGAGCTCGGCGCCCCGCTGCAAGCGCTGATCGCTGACGTGGCCGCGGTGCGCGGCGGCTTCAAGAAGGCTGGCGACAAGAAGGTCACGAAGGCGATGCTGCACGAGGAGCTGACGATCATCGCGCAGCGCCTCGACACGATGTTCAAGCAGCACGTCGAGCTGCACGACAACCTGACGGGCGCGTGAGCGACGAGGACCGCATCGTCCGGGCTGTGATCGCGCGCTCGACGCCTGAGCAGCGGATCAGCCCGGATGCGCAGATCAACGGCGTGGGCGAGCGCGTGAAGCTCGTCCCGGCCGCGGGCCCTGCCGTCGAGATTGGCACGATGATCGCTGCGAGCGTGGAGGAAGGCGACGTGATCGTGACGGTGCAGCTCGACGACAGCGAGGTCGGACGGCGCGTGTTCAAGGACATGCAGGGCGATGTGCTCGACCTGGCGTTCAGCTCGACCTCGACGGCGGTCCACGACGACGGGCACACTGAGCGGATCGCCGTCACCGACCTGAAGCCGAGCGCGTCGTGAAGGACTTGCGCCCCATCCCCGTGAAGCGCCCGAGGTCGGTCATGCCGCTGATGAGCCGCCAGCAGCAGGACCGCGAACAGTTCAGCGCGCAGATCGAAGCGATGAAGCGCGCGCTCGAAGGGATGCAGCGCGCCGTGTCGATCGCGGGCCGCTCGCTGACAAAGACCTTCACCACCTGGCGCGAGAGCTTGGAGCGCGCGGGGATCGACGTGGACAAGCTGACGGGCGTGCGCTACGAGAAGCCCGTCATCATCGACGACCCGCTGCCGCGCTGCCGCTGCACGTTCGAGCCGATCATCTTCAAGGTGCCAGTCGTGCCCACGATGTCGATTGCCACGCAGGAGCGGATCGCGGCGCTCAGCTCGCGCGTGCTCGCCGAGCTCGGACCAGGACCCGGCCGCGATGGGTAGCCGCATGGTCGGCCACGTCGTCGTGCGCTGCGTCCAGTGTCAGGCCGAGAAGTCGATCGGGCCTGGCGAGGTTCCCGCCGGCGACATCCCCATGTGCTCGAAGTGCATGGCGCCGATGATCGCGGTCGAGGCGGTCGCGCAGGAGGTCAGAGACGATGGCGTTTAGCGTCGCTCCGACTGAGGCCGCGATGGAGGCGGCGCTGCCGGCCGTCCGCGCGGCGTTCGAGGCTGAGGGCATCGACCTGAAGCTCTGCACCATCACCGTCGTCTACGAGGCGCACGACTCGAATTGGGCGGCGAGCAGCGCGCCACCGGAGCCGGATGCTGATGCTGACCACCGCTCGATGCTGGCGAACAGCCTGAAGATTGCGGCCGATGAAGTGCCTGTGTAAACTCACCTGACAATGGAGGGATCGACCGTGAAGCTGAGCGAGTACGACGCGCTGCCGTGGCAGGACGTGGAGTCGAGCAACCTGCGGCGTGTCGCGTGGGTGCAGGAGGGCACGGAAGCGGAGCTGGGGACGCTGTGGGTCGAGTTCAAGACCGGGCGTGCGTACCGCTACGCCAACGTGGAGAAGGCCACGCTCGACAAGCTGCTCGCGGCTGAGTCGATCGGCCGCTTCTTCAGCATCGTCATCAAGGGCGCGCCCGATCGCTATGCCTGCGAGCGCGTCGAGCCCGAGGACGACTGAGTGGGCCGTCTGACTCGACCGCTCGGCGGCTGGCGCCCGCACGGCCGTCTCTCGCCGCGCCGGCCGCAGGGCGTCGCCGTGTCGCTCTCGCCCGAGAAGATCGTCGTGCTGTTCGCGTCGTCCGAGCGCGAAGGCCGCTCCGAGGACAGGTCGCTCGGCCTCGTGCTTGCCAACCCTGACGAGTCGATCTGCGTGGAGGTCGAGATTCCCGACCTCGACGAGCTGATAAGCAACTTGGAAGAGGGGCGTGCATGGATCGCCGAGGGAGGCTGACGTGCTGAAGCTCGTGGGCGCGCGCTGCCCGATGTGCGGCGGCGCGTTGGAGGTCCAGCCTGCCTTCGACGACGACACGTCCGTCGATCACGGCGAGCTGAGCTGCTTGCGCGTGGACTGCAAGCGCCCGCGCGCCGCCGGCGAACTGCTCGCCGATCCCGAGATAGAGCACATCGTCGTCTTCGACGAGCAGGGTTTCACCATCCAGCACCCGCTACGCGAGCGGTTGGACGGCGACCTGTTCACCTGTGGCCTGCACGCGCACCTGCGCACGCTCGACGGGCCTCCTGACCCGATCGGCCGCTACCGCGCGACGGAGAGCTATGGCCACTGGACGTTGGAGCACCTGCCATGAGCGCGCCGGCGCGCGAGCTGCGCCAGTACATCGCGCACTACCACGACCCGGAGACGGGCACGCGCGGGCGCTTTCAGGTGCGGGCGCTGACGCGCGAGAACGCCGACATGCAGGCGCGCGATGGCTTCTTCGGTCTGCTGGCGCCGCCGTCTGACGAGCGCCGCGCGCAGCTCGAGGTCGAGCTGACCGACTGCGGAGTCGTGCGCGATGGATGATCTGGCACCCGCGCGCGTCCCGGTGACGATCGACACAGCGCCCGCGCACGAGTGCGAGCACACCGATCTTGAGTGGGGACGCATCCACAGTCGGCCCACGCTGCTGTGCTCGGCCTGCGGCGGCGCGTGGAGCGTGCAGATGCGCCATGCGCGCGCTGCGCTGCGCTGGACCGCGCGCGATGTACGGTTGAACCGTATGGCCGAGCTGCTGTGCCTGCTCGGCGCCGGCGTCGCCGTCGGTGGGACTGAGACGCAGCTTGCCTCGGGCCTGACGGGCGTCGGGCTGATTGCCGTCGGCGTGCTGCTCGGCATGTTCTTCGGGCCGCTGCGCACGCGCCCGCGCCGGCCGCGGATCGGAGGCGATCGTGGCTGACGAGGAGCTGATCGACTTGGACGACATCGAGCGCACGCCGTACCACCTGCGCGACAACGCGCCGCCGCTCGCGGTCTGCGACGGCTGTGGCCGCAAGACGTGGAGCGTGGACGAGATAGGCCGCAAGTGCAGGATGGCGCAGCCGCCGCCGCTGCCGCTCTGCGCTGGGAAGTTCGTCAGCCGCGTGATGCCCGATCCCAACGGCCCGCACGCTCGCATCCTCGTCGTCAACAAGGAGGACGTGTCGTTCTTCTTGCCGGTGCCGTGCGGGCACCCGCAGGACCCGGTGGCGCGGTGGGTCGAGTACGACTGGCTGGGCGATCACTACACGTACCCGCTGTGTCATTGCGGGCGCATCTTGATCGAGGCGATGGGGCACGCGATCGACGGTGCGCCTGGCCCGGTCGTGAGCTGCGACAACTGCGGCTGTGGTGTCGCCGTGCCGCCGAAGCCATGACGATCGAGCTCAGTCCCGAGCAGTACGCGCAGATGCTCGCCGGCGAACGGTGTGGCTGTGGGCATCACGTCCGCTCGCACCTGCCGGCGCCCTACGAATCGCCCGACGACGTGAAGACGGGCGCGTGCAAGGTGAAGAAGTGCGACTGCAAGGGCCTCATCGACCTGACCGACCAGGCGCCCGACGATGCCTGATAAGCCGTGCCGTGAGTGGATCATGGAACCGCCGACGCCGGGCGTGCAATGCGAGCTGAGCGAGGGACACGCCGGCGACCACCGCGCGGTGCCCGAGGGGATGCTGCTGCCGGTCGTCTGGAACGAAGACGACGAGCGGCTGAGGTTCGTCGGTGCCTGATCGGCGATCCTTCGACTGCTCTGGCTCGATCGAGCAGACCCACCGCGAAGGCGCGAACGGCGCGAAGCTGCTGATCGAGCTGCACGGCGAACCGCCTGTCGAGGTCGGCGACGAGCTCGTGGTGAACGACCCGCACGGCTGGCGCGCCTATGGTCAGACCATAATCGCCGGGCCTGTGCAGACCGGCGACGAGCAGTCGATCATCATGTCGCTGGAAATCGCCGAGCATGTCTCGCTCGCTACGGCTGACGAGCTGCGCGTTGGCACGCAACCCGCTCAAGGGTAGGACCGAGCTGTGGGAGGTCACTGTCAGGGCGCACCACATCCCGCCGCGCTACGACGTGCCCGAGAAGACGGTCAGGATGGGCGGCAGCGAAGTGTTCGCCAAGAAGACGGTCCTGTCGAACGCGCAGAGCGACGCGGGCGTGCCGCCTTGGAAGCCCTACCGCCGATTGGGCTGGCCGCATGTCTCCGCGCGGCGCGTCGAGCTGGACACGTAGCCGGGCGGTCTGTCAACATGGGTGACAGATGAGGAAGCGCGGGCACAGGTGGAAGACGAAGGTCACGGAGCCTCGCAGCGGCGTCTCGCAGGAGTTCACCGTCGAGGCCACCAACTTCGAGAAGGCGACGGCCGCAGCTCGTGAGCTCTACATGGAGGGCGTGGACTTCACCGTCGGCGGGGAGCCTGCCGTGGCGATGCTGAACAGGCTCGTGGTGGAGGTCACGGACCTTGGCCCGATCGTGCCTGACGATCCGCTGCCCGCGCGCCACGACCCGATGCGCCCGCGGCCAACGTCGTGAAGGGCGCTGGCCGCGTCATCTTGCGCGCGAGCGCTGACGGCGTGACGCCGGCGCCGCTCTCTGGCGAGGTCGAGCTGACGACGTATGGTTGGGTGCATGTGATCGGTCCCGCGCACGAGCGCGTCGAGGGTCAGCCCGAGCCGATGACGACGAGCTTGCAGGCTGTGTCGCTGCCGATGGCGCAGGTCTACCGCATCGAGTGGCGCGAGCTGAAGATGTACCTGTGACCAACGAACGGAGGACGACATGAGCGCTGTAGCTTCGGAGCATCCATTGGTGGACGGCGAGGCCGAGGCCCTTGGCGAGAACCCGCAGCAGGCGCGCGTGCTGCTCGGCGGCCGGTGGTTCGACATCCAGTACCCCGAGGATGTGCCGTCGCTCTCGGCGCGCGTGTACGCCGCGCTCGGCGGCAACGACGACCCGCCGATCATGCTGCCGGTGCTGTGGGGATGGGGCACGGGTGCCCGCGCGGGGATGCTGACGCTCCGCGCGGTGGAAGGCGTCGTGGACAACGACGTGATCGACGGGGAAGCCCGTCACTGATTCGCGTGCAACGTGCGGCATAGTCCCACGTCAAGCGTCCTGACAAGCAGCTACGATCGGAGCGACAATGGACCCATTGGACGAGACAGTAATTCTCGTGGAGGAGCTGCAAGAGGGCGAGCCCGAGTGGCTACGCCAGATCAAGCGGTCCCTGAACCATCTACACAGGAGGTTGCACAGCATGGCAGTTGACTTGTCAGGGCTTCAGGCCGCGGTCGCGGAGCTCACCACGGAGGACGCGGCGTTGGAGACGGCCGTCACCGGCGCAGCGAACGAGCTGGGCGCTCTGGCGTTGCAGGTCGCTTCGCTCGAGGCGCAGGTCGCGGCTGGCGGCACGGCCACGATCACGCAGGCGGAAGTGGACGCGCTGAAGTCCGGCGTCGAAGGCGTCGGCACGCACCTGGCGACGGCCACCACGTCGCTGACGACCGCCGAGACGGCGGCCGAGGGCACGCCGCCCGCCAGCACCGAAGCCGGTGGCTCCGCCGCCGTGCCCGCTGCCGAGCAGTCGGCACCCGCAGCGGACCCCGCCGCCGGCGAGGCCAGCGCGCCCGCCAGCGACCCCGCCGCGCCGGCCGCCGGCTCGCCTCCCGGCCCGGACCCGTCGGCTCAGCCCGGCTCGGGCAGCGCGCAGGACTGGCCCGCTGGCGACACGCAGTCGGCTCCCGCCGATGGCGCGCCGACGGAGCAGGCCGGTCAGCCCGCAGCGGACCCCGCCGCCGGCGAGGCTCCCGCGTCGCAGGAACCGGGCACCGGAGGCACGCCGGCGTCCTGACGCCGACACTCCTGCCGGACATAGCTGCACCGCGAAGGGCGCTCTCACCGGGCGCCCTTCGCGTTTCTGGCCTTCCATCCGACCGGCGTCTCTGTCAAACTGCCTGACAACTTCGACGCGGGTTGGTGAGCTATGGCGAGCATTGAGCTGGACGACGTGAAGCGGCTGCGAGTGAGTGAGGGCGACGTGCTCGTGCTCAGCGTGCCCGAGAACGCGCCCATGCACGTCATCGAGGGCATCGCTGGCACCGTGCGCGAGACGTTCCCCGAGACGCCGTGCATGATCCTGGCGTCGCCGTCGTTCGACCTCGGCGTGGCTGAGGGCGCGGTCGAGAGCTACCGCGCCGAGCTCGACGCTGCGTTCGACCGGATCGTCGAGGGCAACCTTGCCGATCGTGTCGCGGAGGCGGTCACGGCTGCCCTGACGAGCTATGGCCGGATCGACCCGGCCGCAGCGAAGGCGGCTCACGCTGCCGCGAAGGGGGCGTTCCTCAGTGAGTAGCGCTGTGATCGACCGCCCGGATTCCGAGCTGGCTTCGCTCGCGCTCGCGCGCGTCGTCGAGGCGTGGGGCGACCCTGCCGACTTCACGTTCAGCGCCGCGTCGTATGACGGAGCGATCGAGGTCAAGGTCGTGCGCAAGGCGAGCGGTGGCCCGGTCGTGGTGGACATCCCCATGAACCCGACGGCGCTGGACCCGAGCCTGTCGCCGCCTGAGCTGCTGACCGACGAAATCCGCCGGCGCCGCGCTCGCGCGGACCTCGAGCTGGCCGAGCTGCGCGCGGCGGCATGAGCTTGGGAACGATCCTGCTGTGGACGTTGATCGTGATGTACGGCGTGCCTGCCGGCATCGCTGCGTGGCAGTACCCGGACGTGGCGTGGATGCTCGTCGGCCCGATCTGTTGGTGGACGTTCTTGCTCGTCGTCGTGGTGTGCGTCTGCCTGTGGCTGCGCGCGGCCGAAGAAGCGGCTGAGCGCAGCTCGTGAGCGAACAGCTCTGTCTCGAAATCCTGCGGGTGCTTGAGGGCCTGAAGATCAACGCGGCGATGGGCGTCACGACGCAGGAGGTTGGCCCGAGCGAGTGGTCGATCATCGTGCCGCCGGCCGACGTGCTGAACCTGACCGCGATCGTGGAGGGCGTGCGCGACCTCGGCGTGACGGTCCACCTGCACGCGGGCACGCTGCTGTTCGTGCCCCCCCCCGACGATCTACCGGAGGGCGTAGAAGAGGTCGATGGCGGCGAGGCGTGGGCCGATGGCGTGGCCTGCCGGTCACGGACGGGCAAGCCGTGTCCGACGATGCCGTGCGAGCTGTGCGGCAACGGCGATTCGTTCCTCGATGCCAGCAGCTTCGAGTTCGGTGTGACGCGCGATGTGAGCGGTCAGGGCCCGCGGCGCTCGATCTGGACGCCTGAGTGAAGCCGCGCCGCACGCACGAGTCGCAGAACGTCCTACGCCTGCCGGGCGGCAACGAGGACAACGACCTGTGGTTCGCGGTGAAGGAAGCGGAGGGCGGGCAGCCTGTGATCTGCTCGACATGGGAGCCGAGCGACGAGGAGCGCGCGGCGATAGCCGCCGGCGAGAACGTCGAGCTGATCGTGTGGGGCGGCTCGCACCCGCCGGTGTCAATCAGGACGACGGACGTGCAGCTCGGCAAGCCGCCCACGACGGGCTGAGCGTACACGCCGGACAAGTCGCAAGGCCCTGTGTCGGCGCGGTGAAAATGGCCGCTCGACACCCTACGATGCAGGCGTGCGCGCGCGGAGCTGGCAGGGCTGATGAGGGGACTTGTCCGACTTTCGACGGGCGATAACCCGAAGGCCGGCATCGGTGCTCTGACGAACGAGGAACTGTCCAAGCAGGTGACGCCTTACCAGGGCGCGCCTTACTCGCAGATCGGATGGTCGAACCCGAGCGGCCTGTTCGGCTCGATGTATAACCGGCTGCAACGGTCGCTGCGCGCCGAGCAGACCTACGGCGGGCAGGGCAACAGCGTGACGTGGGTGTACGCCTGCACGAAGCTGATAGCCAACAGCCTGAGCCGCTACCCGCATCAGTTCGTCAACAGCCTGACCGACGAGCCGATCGACGAGAAGAAGGTCCCGGCGGACCTGCTGCAAGTGGTCAGGTTCCCGAACGAGTCGCAGACCTACGCGCGCATGGCGCGGGCGATGCAGACCGACCTTGAGCTCGTCGGCAATAGCTATTGGTACGAGGACGGGATGAACCTGCTCGGCCAGCCGCAGCGGCTCTACCGCTTGCAGCCCGAGCGCGTGCGGATCGTGACCGACAACAGCGGCGTGAAGAAGGGCTACGTGTACGAGATTCAGGGCAAGCGAATCCCCTACACGCTCGACGAAATAATCCACTTCCGAACTGACAACCCGCTCGACCCGATCTACGGGATGGGGACCGTTGAGGCGCTGATCCGAGAGATGGATTTGGAGATTGGCGTGCAGGACCATGTGATCGGCTTCTTCCAGAACGGCGCGCGGATCGGCGGCGTGCTCACGATCGACTCGAACATGCCGGACCACGTTTTCGAGCGGCTGCAAGATCAGTTCAACAGCGAGTACGGCGGCGCGGCCAACGCCTTCAAGGTGCTGCTCGCGGAGAAGGCGATGGACTACAAGCCGATCACACAGGCGCCCGCCGCCGCCGGCGTCGTGGAGCTGGCCGGGCTGAGCAAGGACCGCATCCTCAAGGGCTTCGGCGTGCCTGACCCGCTGCTGGGCGGCACGATGGAAAACGCGAACTACAAGATGGAAGAGGCGCAATTCACGTTCGCGGACAAGACGATGGACCCCCGCGTCAAGGACTTCGAGCAGATGATGACGCTCGAACTGACCTCGCGGTGGGGCGACATCGCGTTCGACGTGGACGTGGCCTACGCCGAGCCTCACAGCGTCAAGATCGAACGGGCTGCCAAGAGCGCCGGCACCGGCACGACGATCAATCAGATGCTCGACATGCAGGGCCTACCGGAAGTTGACGAGGAGTGGGCGAACGAGCCGCTGATCTTGAACAAGGTCATCTTCGCCCGCAAGCTGTGGGAGGCGAAAACCGTGCAGCTCGGGCCGGACACCACGCTCGAAGACCCCGAAGGCGAGGAAGACGACGAGGACGACACGATCACCACGATTGGCAGCGGCGACGACGAGGAAGGCAGCGAGGGCAACGAGGACGAACCGGGCGACGAGGATCAGCCCCGCGGTGCGAGCGACGACGAGCCGCCGAACGGCGCGCCGAGCGAGCCCGCCGGCGAAGAAACGGGCGGCAAGAAGTCGGCCGAGCTCGTGATGCGCGAGACGATCGCGGAGCTGCTTGGCTCGCCCGATGCCGACAAGGCCGCCGCGCTGCCCGAGGTTTGGCAGCCCTACGTCAAGGCGGCGCAGGAGGAGCGCGTGAACGCCGAGGTCGCGCAGCTCCGCCGCATCGTGGGCGAGCTCCCGCCGCCACCTGGCGCGACGCTGCCGCCCGTGAAGCTCGCGGCCGGCGTCATGTCCGTGCTGAAGGCCAGCGACGACGCGGTGATGAAGGGCGTTGTGGGTGCTGGCTCTGGCCCGATGGAGAACCTGACGATGCCCGCGGCCAGCAGCTTGCCGCCGAACGTCGAGCACCGTCATGTGCAGCAGCTTTTCGACGCTCACCCCGCGACGATCCAGAAGGGCGTTGACCTCCTGAAGCCGCTGTTCAAGGCGTACCTCGACGGGCAGCAGGCGCGCATCCTCGCGCGGCTCGGCGCTTACGGGCCGACGAAGACCGCGCACGGCACACCGACCGGGCTGCTCAGCCGGAAGGACATCAGCGACGAATCGCTGTTCCCCACCGAACAAGAGGATCAGCTTCTCCACGACCTGTACCTGCCCGCGATCGACACGTTCGGCCAGCAGGCGATCAGCGTGCCCGCCGGCATCGTCGGGACCGACTCGAAGTGGGAAGAGGCGAACCCCTACGTGCAGCGCCAGCGCCAGCAGATCGCGGCGAAGGTGACGCGCATCAACGACACCACGCGCTCGGCGCTCGGCGAAATCCTGAGCGTGGCCGCTGAACGTGGCTACAGCGTGCGGCAGATCGCGCAGGGAGTCCCGAAGGAGAACTTCCCCGGTGTGCAGGGCGTCTTCGGCGCGAGCGATGCTCGAGCTGAGACGATCGCGCGGACAGAGAGCGCTTTCATCTTCAACGGCGCCACCACGGCGGCGTACCGCGAAGCCGGGCTGAGTCAGGTCTACGTGCTCGACGGTGAGACGGACGAGGAGTGTGCAGCGGCCAACGGCTCGACGTGGAGCATGGAGCAGGCCGAACTAGAACCCGTGGCGCACCCCAACTGTGTGAGGTCGTTCGCGCCGGTCACGAGCGACGGCAGCATGGGTGAAGCCGTCGAAGGTGGCGGGTAAGAGCATGGACATGGGTGTGTCCTATGGCGGTCGTTGATCGTGACCGCGCGCGGTGGAACGACGACCGGCTCGACGACTTGCAGCGTCAGGTCGAGCGCATGATCCCTGTCGTCGATCAGGTCGGCGTGCTCGGCGAGCGCATGGAGTCGCTGAGCGGTGATCTGGCTACCCACGGCCGCAGCGTCGAGGGGCTGCGCAAGGACATCGCCAAGGCCGTCGGCAAGCCCATCGAAGAAGCGCAGGCGCGCGCCGCCGCGATCAAGGTGGGCATCATCAGCGCTGTGACGGGCGGCATCGTGACGGCGATCGTGACGGCCATCGTGACGGGCGGCCACTGATGAAGCACGCTCGCCTGTTCGCTGCTGTGCTCGGCCTGATGGCGGGCGTCGGCGCGGTCGTGATCGTCGTGCTGATCCTGACCGTGATCCGCACCGAAGGGCTGGCCGAATCGAACAAGACGCGGCTCAGCGAACAGGCGTCGGGTGTGAAGGTCGGCCTCGACATCCTGTGCAAGCTGAAGAAGTACGACCTGACGACCGGGCTGCCGGCGCTGAAGGCGCGCAGGGAAGCCGGCGCTGAACACGACCCGCAGCGCGCGGTGATCCTCGAACGTGCCCTTCTGCTCGTGCTCAGCATCCCGTCGAGCGAAACGTGCCTGGCGATCCCCGAGCCCACGATCCCGAAGGCTGACCGTGGACCGTCGCCGAAGACGCTGCTGCATCAGCTCGAACACGGCGGCCAGTCTGAGCCGCCGAACGCCACGCCGCGCATCGAACGCGAAGCGACGCCGCCGACGGCAGGGCATCGTGGCGCGCGAGGCCCGGCAGGCAGCCGAGGCCCTGCGGGAAAAACCGCACCGTCCACGACGACGACGCCGGCCACGACCGTCACCACTACGACGCCGGCGAGCATCACGCCAGCCGCGCCGCCACCGGCGACCACGAGCTCGGCGCCCCCGCTCGTGGAACCGCCGACCGTGACCAGCACCACGCCGACGACGACGACGCCAGCGCCGCCAGCGGAACCCCCGAAGAAACACGGCCCGCTCGGCGTCTGCATAGAAGCGCTCGGACTGGAAGTGCTGTGCTGAGCGCCATCCGTCGCGCCGAGGGTGTAAGGTCGCGGCCGTGACTGTCGTCGATACAGCGTGGGACGGCTCGGCCAGCCGTTACACCGACGCAGAGTGGGAGGCAGCGTGCGCCCTCGATCGTAAGAATTGCTCGACCGAGTGGGAGGACAAGCCGCCGAAGGAGCGCTGCTCGCTGCCGTTCAAGGAACCGAACGGCGACATCAACAGCAAAGGCGTCGCCGCCGCGGCCGGGCGCCTGTCGAGCGTGACGGATGCCTGCGACACCGCGATCAACGCGGCGAAGGGCAAGCTCCGCTCGGCCTACCACGACATCGGGACCGACCCGCCGGACAGCGTGAAGACGGCGCCGGTGCCGGACGGCAAGCGCACGGAACGCAAGGAGTTCCGCGTCGATGTGCCGTTCACAAAGCAGCTCAGCCCGAGCAAGGGCGACCTCGTAATCAGCGGCTATGCCTCGACGTGGGGCATCGACCGCGACGGGGAGTGCATCCATCCCGAAGCCTTCGACGGGTCGCTCGAAGCGTACCTGAAGAACAACCCGATCATGCTGTGGCAGCACGATCAGGACTGCCCGTTCGGCAGCGTCACGAAGGCGGAGACGGACGACACCGGCCTCTACATCGAAGCGGTCATCCCGAAGCCCGCTGAAAACGAGCCGGCGTGGCTGCACCTGGCGTACAACAAGATGGCGCAGGGCATCGTCCGCACGTTCTCGATCGGCGGCTACATGACGCTGATGTGGGACTCGGACCTTGAGTCGCCCGTCATCGTCAAGGTCGAACTGTGCGAGATAAGCGTCGTGTCGATCCCCGCGAACGAGACGAGCATCTTCACCGTGGCCGTGAAGGCGATCAAGGGCCTCGACGTGGTGAAGGCCCACCTGACGCCTTCGGTCATCGAGCAGATGGAGCAGGTGACGGGGATCGCCGAGCTGAGCGACCCCGAGCTCGTCGGGATGAAGAAGCCCGACCTCGAGGAGCGCTACCGGATGCTGGCCGCCGTCTACAAGGCCGCTGGCGCGGAAGCCCCGGACTTCGACGAGTTCGAGCGCGCGAAGGCTGTGCAGTCGCCGCTCGCGCGCTTGGAGGCCGTGACCACGGCCATGAGCAAGGCCAAGGGCGCGCAGGTCGTGATGAAGGCCGGACGGGTCCTCTCGAAGTCGAACGAGAAGACGATCCGCGACGCGATGGAGCAGGTGGCGCAGGCGCAGGCGACGTTGAAGTCGATCCTCGACCAGCTCCCCGATGCGCCCGCGAGCGCCGGCGATGGCGAGAGCCACAGCACGATCATCGAGCAGGCAGCGCTCCCGCCCGCCACCGCGACCGCTCCGATAGGCTGAGGTCATGCCTGAAGCTCCCACCGTTCTCCCGCTCATCGGCTCGGCGCAGATCGCCGTCACGAACGCTGCCACGGAGCTCGTCGTCGAAGACGGCCCGATGGGCGGCAGCCGCGCGGTGCTCCGCAACACGGGGTCCAAGAACGTCTACATCGGCAACGGGTCCGTGACGAGCTCGACGGGGTTCCTGCTGAAGCCCGAAGACCCGCCGCTGACGATCGTCGTGTCACCGCGGGCCCGTCTGTTCGCCATCACTGGCGGCACCGACACATCCACCGTTGACATCCTGCGAACCTGAAGGAGCCATCGCCATGCGCTACCTGCTGAGCCTCATCATCCCCGTGCCCATGACCTCGACGCACGGCCAGAGCGTGAAGGAGTCCGACATCGCCGCCGGCGGTCACGGCAACCACTTCCGCTCAGACGACCACACGGACATCGTGCGCGGCAAGTGGTGGCAATGGCGCGGGCGCACGTTCGCGCACCGCACAGTCCACGTCTGCGTCTCCTAGCGGGCTGTGCAGGGCCGTCGGCTACCCGACGGCAAGCTCTCAGATCACTTCGGCGCGTTCGAGCCGGGCGACTACATGCTCGCCGCCGGCGGGAAGGCGCTGTGGGTCGCGCTGCCGACCGGCGTGTTCGGGCGCCTCGATGAGCGCTGGACGTTCGTGGAGGAGTGGGACGGCAGCCTGACCGTCAGCCCGTCGATCCACGACACATCGCCGGGCGGCTACCACGGCTACCTCACACGCGGGCGCTGGACGAGCGTGTGAGGCGCCGTGGAGCAGGTGGCTAGAGCGCCACCACGTTGACGGCCTTCGGACCCTTCGCGCCCTGCTCCGAGTCGAAGCTGACGGCCGCGCCCTCGTTCAGCGTGCGGTGGCCCTCGGCGTTGATGCCGCTGTGGTGGACGAACAAGTCCTTCCCGCCGTCGTCGGGCGTGATGAACCCAAAGCCCTTCTCGTCGCTGAACCACTTGACCTTGCCCGTGGGCATGACTTCCTCCATTCTGTGCGGCGCGCGGAGGATGCCCTTCGAGCTTCGACCTGCGGCTGCACTTCGAGGCGAGCACGGCGCCCGCCGCTTGACGCGCGCAAGCTAACAGCCGCCCCGGTCGCCGCCGGCGATGTTTCACGTTTTACGCGACGGTGAAACGACTCGTCGGTTCCGTCCGGGCCGGTGGTAATCTGCGACGCACAAGAAGCGACTCGGCCTGAGCTACTGCGCGCGGCCACCGTACTGCGCACGGCAAGCTCCCATTGAGGTCATCCAGGGGTCGGCTGTTCACCCATGCCGATAACTGGAGGACTCAATGAAGCGCCGACCGATGACGTACTCGGAGCACATTCGGCTCCACGGCGGCCTCCCGACGATGGGCGAGGACGCCACGGCGGTCCTCGAGCAGATCAGGGACCAGCTCGCCAAGTCGGGGACGACCCCCGAGGCAGTCGCTCAGATGAGCGCCGACGCCGCCGCAGCAGCGGCAGCCGTCGGGCAGGCCGCCGCGCCGGGCGCCACCGACCCCGCCGTCGCAGCCGCCGAGGCGGCGAAGTCCGCGCCGGCGATCCCCGAGAACGAGACACCGGAGCAGGAGCTTCAGCGTCTCCGCAAGACCCTGGCCGACCACTCGATGCGTGAGTCGATGGCCGTGGTCGCTGCCGGCGTCGTCGAGCAGACGAAGGCCGCGCAGGTCGCTCAGCAGGAGGCGATGGCGACGATGATGCGGCAGGAGGTCGAGAAGGCGATGCAGGGTCAGCCGATGTCCGAGGCTGTGGCCGCCGTCCTGAAGGACGTGCGCTCACCGTCGCGGCTCGTCTTCCCCGGCGCGTCGGAGGACTTCGCCGCGCAGCTCGAGCAGGGCAAGGGCCTGACCGTCCAGAACCGCGAGACGCTGCGCGGTGGCGTGGACAAGGGCGTCAAGGAGTTCATGGAGAGCAAGAGCTTCGCGCTGTTCATGGGCGCGATCGACCGCATGAAGCGCGGGATGGCCCGCGACTTCGAGCTGAAGGCGCTCGCCGAGAGCACCGACGCGAGCGGTGGGTTCCTCGTGCCGCCCGAGTGGATGAGCGACGTTCTGTCGCTGCTCCGCCCGGCGACCGTGGTCATGGCCGCGGGCCCGCGCACAATCCCGATCGGGAAGTCGCTGCACAGCGTCGCCCTGTCGGCCGCAGGCACGGTGTACTGGGGCACGGAGAACGCGGCGACTCCGCCCTCGCAGGAGAGCTTCATCGACACGCCGCTGCTCTCGCCGCACAGCCTCACCGCGTTGGTGCCGGCGTCCAACCAGCTCTTGCGTGACACATCGCGCGTGGGCCTCGAGGACGCAGAGCGGATCATCCGTGAAGACCTCGTGCTCATCATGGCGCTGGGTATGGACCTCGGCTTCTTGCAGGGGTCCGGCGAAGGTGGTCAGCCTCTCGGCATCCTGAACAACGGGTCGCTCGTCGATGTGACGACCCGGCTGGGGATCGCAACGAACGGTTCGTTCTTCGACGACGACATTGCCCGCAACATCGTCGCCACGTACCGCACGTTCAACCTTCAGCAGCCGCGCCTCGCGTGGTTCTTCAACCCCATCCTCATCAATCAGCTCGAGGGCTTGAAGGACAACGAGGGTCGCTACCTGTTGGAGAGCGGGCAGTTGACCGTCAACCCCGACCAGCGCACAGGGACGTTGTGGAAGATTCCCTTCTACACGACCACGCAGATTCCGTCGAACCTCACCAGGGGCACGAGCTCGGCGGCCACCTACGTCGCGTTGGTGGACATGAACAACCTGTACGTGGGCGAGAGCCGCGAGCTCACCCTCGACAGCTCAAGCGAGGCGTCCTACACCCCCGACGCGGGGACGACGTGGATCAACGCCTTCCAGAACCGTCAGACCCTCTTCAGGGCTGAGTGGATCGGCGACATCGCCCACCGCCGTCCGGGCGCGGGCATCGTCGTGTGCAGGGGGATCAAGACCGAATAGGTCGAGGCCCACACGGAAAGCACAGCCGTAGCCCGGTCGCGCTCTCACAGGCGGCCGGGCACCGCTGAATCGGAAACGACCGGAAGGAGTTGGTTTAGATGGCGCAGTTGGTAGGAACCGGAATCGACCCGAGCTATCCGAAGGGGCACGTCGTTGACACCCCCGAGGACGGCCCGACGTACAACGGCCTGCTCGCCACCGGCAAGTGCGTGTTGCCGCAGGGCGAGGAGAGCGTGAACCCGGCGGCCAAGTCGGACTACGAGATCGCGCAGGCGATCATCCGTGGCGACGACCTGTCCGCTCCGCTGGACCGTGAGGCGCTTGCGCGCTTCGACGCACAGGGCCTCGACCCGCACGAGGTCGTCGCTTCGCATGGTGGCGCGGGCGCGCCGAACCCGGCCGTCGGCGTTGCGCCGGCGAGCGGCCTGGCGCAGCTCCCGCACGAGCAGTCCGGCGGGGTCGATCGCCCCGACGTGCAGCAGGACACGAACACTCAGCACTTGGCGGGAGCAGCGGCCAAGTACGCCGAGATGAGCGTCGAGGGCCTGAAGGCGGCGCTCGAGGAGCACGGCATCGAGGAATCGCAGATCAGCGGCACGGGCGACCGTGGCGCGCTGACCCGCGAGGACGTGATCGAGGCGCTTGCGCAGGCCGACCTCGACGCCGCCGGCGACGCGAAGGTCGCGCACGTCAACGCCTGACGAGGAGCTGTGAGCTGTGAACACGATCGCGTCTGTCGCGGAACTGCGGGAATACATGGAGAAGACTTCGGACCTCTCCGATGTGCGCTTGCAGCTCATCCTCGACAGCGCGGTCGCGTTCATGGAAAAGGAATGTGCTCGCACCTTCCAGCCGTCGCCGGCGCTGAACGGCGAAGGCAAAGACACCGAACCGACGGTCACAAAGACGTTCAGCACGAAGATGAAGACCTACATCCGTCTGCCCGATCTGCGGGAGGTCGCCACCGGCGGGTTGCAGATCAACGGCTACCCGCTCGCGCCGCGCTCGCAGAACGCGCTGCTCGGCTACATCTTGGAGGGACCGCCCGAGGCGAGCGCGGTCCCCGGCAACCTGACGCCGTTCAACGCGGTTCGCATCTACGCATGGTCGCTCGCGCTCGCGGGCTACTGGACGGACGGTCTGCGGGACCTCACGATCAACGGCCGCTGGGGGTTCGTGACGTGTCCGCCCGACATCAAGGAGTGCGTGCTTGCGCTGAGCGCGCGGCGCGCGAAGGAGAAGGACGCGCTGTGGTCGGACGCCATCGCTCTGCCCGAGGGCGGCGGCGTGAGCTACTTCAGGCAGATGCCGCCGTTCGTGGAAAACGTCATCAGCAAGTACCGAATCCCGAAGTTCGCCCTCGTATGAGCCACGTCACCATCCAAGGCCCGGTCCTGCATGGCGCCGCCGACGTGGCGAAGATCGTCATGGAGGAGGCCGAGAAGGGGATGCAGCTCGCCTACTTCGAGGTTCAGGCGCAGCTCTCGCGCGTGGCTGCGCAGCACCGCCGCACCGGCCACTACCTGCGGAGCTTCGCGGCGGGCGACCCGAACCATGTGCAGCGCGTCGATCGGTCCACGGGCAGGATCACCGCGACGTTCGGCTCGCGGCTGAACTACGCCGCGTTCCTTGAGTACGGGACCGGCCTGTACGGGCCGCGCGGGCAGAAGATCGTGCCGAAGAAGCCGGGCGGCGTGCTGGCGTTCCCTGGCGCTGTTGGGCCTGGCACGGCGTTCACCCTCAGCGGCAGGCAGCGCAGCGGCCGTGCGGGCGCGGCAGCGGGGTCACAGATGGTCTTCGCGCGCAGCTCGAAGGGCATCAAGCCGCTGGCGCTGATGAAGCGCGCGAGCGTGGAGAGCCGCGAGGCGCAGATCGCGCAGTTCCGCAAGGCGGGCGTCGTCATCGCGCGGCGGCTGGCCGCGGCGGGGGGTCGGCCATGACCCCGATCGCTGTGCCCGGCAGCCTGAAGGCGCTGATGGACGGCCTCGTGGTGGTCGAGAACGAAGTCATCGCGGCGATCCTCGCGGAAACGGGGGATCAGGTGCATGGCTACCGCTGGCGTCCGCGTGGCTCGGAGATAGAGCTGCCGGCGCTCTACAACTGGCTGGCGCCGTCAGCGCCGATGGACGAACCGAGCGTCGCTGAGGTCCGCGACACGGTGACGATCGCGGCGCGGCTGGCGATCCCCTACAGCACGCCGCAGGACGAGATGGCGACCTTGGAGCAGTACGCCGACATCTTCCGTGCGCTCGTCGATCCGAAGCTCCACAACGCCACCACGACCGAAGGCATCCGGCCGTTGGGCGGCGCTGCGACTCGTGCATGGAGGTCCGGCATCTTCACCGTGTCGGAGGCGTTCAACGACATCAGCGCCCTTGCGATCGAACTTCCGATCGTGTGTCAGCTACGGCGCGTAATCCGCTAAGCGAAGGAGACGAACAGTGTCACTTGTGTTCAAGACGAAGCCGGGCAGCACCGACCGAGTGGAAATCGCCGGCGTCGGCCTTCTCGGCGCGGACGGTCAGGGCGGCAAGCTCGTGAGTCTCGCCGCCAATCAGTTGCAGGAGTTGATGGACACCGAGCTGCCCACGGTCGATCACCCGCGCGGCACGCCGCTGGAAGGCGACGCGCTGAAGGCGGCGGCCGAGAAGTTCGCCGAGGACCGCGACCTCGAAGTCGTGGATGTGCCCGACGACGAGCTCGGCGACCTGAACACGGCGATCGGCTCGCTCGGCGAGTTCACCCCCGCGATCGACGTGGCGGAGGGCGAAGCTCGCCGCATCTACGGCGACAGCGCGCCGCCGGAAGATGGTCAGGACTCGGGGGCGTGGGCGACGGAGCCCGCAGTCACGGGTGAGGGTGCGCCCGTCAGCGCGCCCGCGACCCCTCCCGTTTCACCGCCGGCGTCGCCGGCGAGCAGCACGCCGGCGAGTTCGCCGGCGGCGTCACCGCCCGCATCGTCGGCAGCGGGCGCCAGCAGCGCAAGCAGCAGCGGGGCGTCGAGCGCCGCGGCCACGACAACCCCCTAAAGGAAACGGAGCTGATCCACGATGTCACTAACCATCCGTCGTCTGTTCGGCCTGAAGGACGATGAAGTCTCAGGCGGATCGACGTATGACGTGCTGGCGCCGACGGGGGAAGTGCCCGCCCCGATCCCCGACGCCAACTACTTCTGGCCCGCCACCGGCGGGACCTTCGACAAGGGCTTGGAGCAGATCGACCGCTCGGCGGAGGTCAGGGGTCGGCGAGCGATCAGCCCGCGCCTGCCGTTCCGTGCGGCCGGTGTCGCCACCATCCCCGTCGCCGCGTACCGGAGCGTGCTCGAGAAGGCGCTGCGCAAGACGCTCGGCGGCGTGGACACCGTGACCGGCAGCGGCGGCGCGGCGCAGACGCACACCCTGGCGGTCCTCGGCTTCGCCGAAGGCCCGCTGCCGTGCGTTCACATGCAGCTCGTGAGGGACAACTACAACCTCAAGGCGTCGGGCTGCGTCTTCAACCGGCTGACCGCGACGTTCAGCCTCGACGGTGACGGCACGATCGAGACGGAGCTGCACTCGCTCTACTTCTCGAACTACGAAACGACCCCGCCGTCGGCGTCGTTCACTGGCCTGTCCTCGGACCCGCTGATCCTGCGTGACGGCCGCGTGGTGCTCGACGGGACGGGCACGGCGATCGCGGCGCCGGGCACGGTCACGCCGACCGCCGAACCTGGCGGGGGCACGCTGACGGCCGCCACCTACAAGTACAAGGTGACGAGCGTCAACGCGACCGGCAGCGGCGAGTCGCTGCCTTCACCGGAGGCGTCGATCGCTGCCGAAGCGTCGGGCAAGGTGAAACTGTCGTGGGCTGCCGTGTCGGGTGCGGGGAGCTACAACGTGTACCGCACGGCCGCGGGCGGCGCCGCTGGGACGGAGCACTTCTTGGCGAACGTCAGCGGCCACGAATACACCGACACGGGGACGGCGACGACCTCGAAGGTGCTGCCCACCGAAGACACGTCGCAGGGGATTCAGATTCCCGACCTGACGGGCTTCGAGTTCTCATTCACCAACAACGTGATGAAGAAGTGGTACGCGAAGCGCAACGTCGTGACCAACGTCATCGGCAACCCGCCGCTGACGAAGAAGCTCTGGCACCCGACCGAAAACAAGCTGAACGCCGCGCAGGACGTGAGCTACCGGCTGAACTTCGGGAACGTCGAGACGGCCCAGGAGGTCGCCCAGGAGTTCGGCCAGATTCAGAAGCTCATCTTCGAGTGCGTCGGACCACCGCTCGAAGGTGTCACGCCGGCCGCCACGGAGCTCGTGCGTTTCACGATCTACAACGCGGTCCACAACCCCGGCGCAGGTGCCGGGGCGCTGAGCGCTCGGGACGACATCGTGACCGAGCTCGACGGGACGGGCTTCTACAGCTCGGCCGACGGCACAGACATCAAGGTCGAAGTGGTCAACGCTTCGCCGACACCCCTGACGTAAGGAGACGATCGGACAATGCCACGGCAGTCATTCGGGACCGGATGGTTCCGCGAAAAGTACGCTCATCAGGAGCCGATGGCGTCCGTCGTTCCGACGGGCACCGTCACGGAGTCAGGCTCCAACCTCATCGGATCGGTGCTCGACCTTCAGGGCGCCATGTCCGTTCTCGCCTCGATCGAACTGGCGACCCTCACGGCCACCAGCGTCGAAGTCGTGGCGGAAATCTCGCTCGATCAGGTGAATTGGTATCGGGTCGGCGGGTCGAAGCTCGAAGCGACGGGCACCACGAACGTCGCGCACAACACCGACGCGGGCCGCTACCTGCGGTTCCGTGCGGTCGTCGCCGGCGGCACCGCTCTGGCGACGCCGGTGGTGTCGGGCGCGACGCCGGAAGGCGCGGGCGGCACGCTCGCGCCGGGGACCTACCGTTATGTCGTGACCGCGCTCGACGCGGCAGGACAGACGGTCGCCTCGAACGAGGTCACGGCCACCGTGACCGCCGGCCAGAAAGTGAAAGTGGCGTGGGCGGAAGTCGCCGGCGCGACTGGCGGCTACCGCGTGTACCGCTCGCCTGTGGGCGGCGCGGCGCACTCGGAGAACGTCTACCAGGCCACGGCCGCCGAAGCGACGGTGGTGTCGTTCGTGGACTCGGGCGCAGCCGGCACCGCTGGCACACCGCCCGCAGCGGGCACGTCGGGCGCAGACGCCGTTCTCGGCATCAACGTCCAGACCGTGCGCGACCGCAAGCCGGGAGGCATCAACAACGAGTAGAGGGGCGTCATGGCCTCAGAGGATCACACGGCTCCCCCCGCGGATCGGGCGAAGCTCACGAACGGCAAGAAGGCCGCGCGCTCGGCGATGCAGGCATGTCGCCGGGCCGTGGCCGCGCTGACCGAGCTGGAACGCGAGTTCGACGGCGATGTGTTCGGGACCTACGTCTGGACCGCCGGGGATGCTGAGGGGCGCAAGGAGCTCGACGAGTTCCTTGCGCTCGCAGGTGCAGACCACGCAGGGCAGCAGCTCGAGATAACTGTCATAGCCCGTCAGGGCACAGACCACGAAGGAGATACGAGCACATGGGACGCCAGTTCAACGTAGACGACAGGGCAGGGCAGCGCGAGCAGGACGAGTTGACGATCGGCGACGTGGTGTGGAAGCCCGTCAGGCGCACCAACAAGGTGACGGGCGAAGTGCAGGCCATCGCCACGCACACGGAGGAGCTGACAAAGCGCGCGGCTGCCGCCGAGGAGGCCAACGAACCGATCCCGAAGGAGGTCACGGCCGAGTTCAACACGCTGCTCTATGAGCAGATCGCGCTCTTGATCCGCGACGGCGATGGCAAGCCGCCCGCGGGCCCCACGCGCGACGAGCACGGCGACGTGACCGAGGAAGGATTCCTCGAACAGCACCTTGACATCAGGGACGCCACGCCGGTCCTGCGGTTCCTGATGGGCAACGACCCCGACCAGCCGTTGCAGGGCGAGGACGTGGACGACGAGTCCGGCGAGGGCGGACCCCCTTTGTCCACCCCGACCAGCTCCCCGACCCCGACGAGCCCGGCATCAGCGCCTTCGAGCGAGTCGAGCGACGATTCCGGCGAGCCGAGGCCCGCGCCCGATGGAAGCGCCGAGGAGGACTGGCCGGGACCGGCGGAGGTCGAGGAGGCAACGGCACCCGCTACACGGACGCCTACTGGCTGAGGATGGCCGAGCTGTGTTTCTACGGCTCCACGTCACCGCGCGAATACGAGGACATGGAACCCGAGGAGACAACGGCTCTCGCCAAGCAAGTGATGAAACTGCGCGACGACGAGCGCGCGATCAGGTTGGAGTACGTGAAGGGAATTATGAAGTCCAACGGTGCCCGTCTCCTGTGAATCGGTGAAAGGTGGTGAATGGCGATGAGTAGCGAGGTCGAGGAGGTCGCTATTCGCTATGTGCTCACCGCGCAGGACGACGGCACCGCGAAGATCACCGGCGCGCAGAAGACCGTCCGCGACTCGATCGCGGAGACGAACACGATCCTGAAGCTCTCGGGCGCCGAGTACGGCAAGACGGGCGCGCAGGCGGTCAAGGCCACAACCTCGATCGCTGGCGCGGTCGCCAAGCAGACGGCCGCTGTGAAGTCGAGCAGCGACGCGATGGTCGCCTCGCAGAAGAAGGTCGCGGACAGCGTGAAGGCCAGCGCCGACGAGTGGAAGGCCCTCAGCAGCGCAGCGGTGTCCGCTGACGACCTGATTACGAAGAGTCGGGCTGAGGCGGCAGCGGCCACGGACAAGGCGTCTCAGCAGGAAATCGCTGCGCTCCGCGACGTGGGCAAGACCTATCAGGAGATTGCGAAGATGGCGCAAGACTCGGCGGCGCTGCGCGGCAAGAGCGCCGACGAGGCTGCCGCCGCTGTGGAGGCCGCAGCGCGCCGCGAAGCTGAGGCGATCAAGTCGGCCGCCGGCGCGCCGTCACGGGGCGCGCGCGTGCGCTCTGGCCTGAAGGGAGCAGCCGCCGGCGTCGCCAGCTTCGGCGGCCACGTCGCGTCCGGTGTGGGCGCTGGCCTCGTCGGCGTGGGCGCGCTCGGCGCCGGCGCTGTGTACGAGGGCCTGAAGAAGTCGCGCACGATCACCGAGAACACCTTGCAGCTCGAACGCGCCACGCACCTGAAATCCCGCGAAGCGATGGCGCTGGCCGTGATCGCGGAAGCCACCGGCGTCCAGCCGCGCACGCTCGGCATGAGCTTCGCTACCGCCGGCGGGCAGGCCACCAAAGCGCTGAAGGGGCAGGCTGAAGGCAAAGCCAACACGAGCACCGAAGCGTTCGCCAAGCTCAACATCAGCCCCGCCGAACTGAAGCGCCAGCAGAACAACCTCCCCGCGCTGTACGACCTCATCACGCAGCGCAGCTTGAAGCTGCCGGCCGCCGAAGGCGCGAGCGTCATGCGGACGATGCTCGGCCGTGGCGCGCAGATGGCCGGCGTCCTCGAGGCGAGCGGCCCGCTCTCGGGCAAGCACGGCCGGCTCGCCACCGTCGGCGCGGACATGCCGTCGATCAACCCCGACACGCTCAAGCACATGCAGGAGAGCTTTGTGGCGCTGAAGGCCGCGAGCACCGGCATAGAGCTGAGCTTTGCGCAGGCGTTCGGGCCGACGCTTGTCAAACTGCTGAGCGCCGTCACACCGCTTATCAAGCCGCTCGGCGCGCTGTTGCAGGTGGTGATCCTCGGCGCGATCACTGAGGTTGGCAAGGTGCTGAAGGGTCCGGTCGGCGCTGCTCTGGCGACGTTCGGCAAGGAAGCCCTGAAGGCCGGGAAGGAACTGCTCAGCGCGTTCGCGCCGGCGATGCCGTTCTTCAAGAACGTGCTGCTGCCGCTGCTGAAGGGCGTCGCCGAGGGGGTTGGCATCGCCATCATCGGCGGGATCAAGCTGCTCGCCGGCGCCGTGAAGCTGCTGGCGCCCGCCTTCGGTGCCGTCGGCACGCTGCTCGCCCCGTTCAAGAAGACCATCGAAACGATCGGGAAGGTGTTGGGCGTTGTCTTCTCGGGCGAGATTCTTGGCGCGGTCGCGTCGCTCGGCAAGATCACTGAGGCCGTCCCGTTTCTCGGCAAGGTGTTCGCGCCGGTGATCGACATGGTGCGCGGCTTCGGTGGGATTCTGAGCAAGGTCTTCTCGCCGATGGGCAATCTCGTGAAGGTGGCAATGGGCGTCGTCGTCGGCGTGGTCGTCAGCTCGTGGAAGATCATCAAGCAGGCGTTCTCCACGGCGCTGAAGGCGATCGAAGTTGTGGTGAAGACCTACTGGACGGTCATCACGACCATCTTCACGACCGAGTTGCAGATACTCGAAACGCTCGTGACGACCGCGTGGAAGGTGATCGAAACGGTGTTCTCCACCGCGCTCGGCGCCGTCGAAACTGTGGTCAAGACGTGGTGGGCTGTGCAGAAGGCGATCTGGACGACCGGCTTTGACGTGGTGAAGACCGTCGTCACCGTTGGCTGGAACATCATCAAGAGCGTTTTCACCACCGTCTTCGACACGATCCGCGGGGCAGTCTCAGCCGTGATCGGGTTCATAGGCGACCACTGGAAGCTGCTCGTGCCGCTGCTGACCGGACCCTTCGCGCCGGTCGTCGCGGTCGCCCTGAACTTCGGGCCTCAGATATTGAAGGCGATCGAAGGCGCGTTCAACAGCGTGATCGGGTTCCTCGGGAGCCTGCCCGGCCGGTTCCTGTCGATCGGCAAGCAGATCATCGAAGGGCTTGTGTCCGGCGTCGAGCAGGCGGGTCCGCTGATAATGAAGGCCCTGAAGAAAATCCCCGGCTTCGGGCTGGCGCAAAAAGCTCTCGGCGCGCTGAAGGGCGGCGTCGAAGGGGTCGGCAACATCCTCGGCTTGGCGGGCGGTGGATGGGTGCCCGGCGATCCCCACCGCGACGGCACGCTCGCGCTGCTCTCGGGCAACGAGTTCGTGGTCACAGGGCCGGGGCAGGCGATGATGGAACAGCACGCGCCCGGCTTGCTCGACCACCTGGCGTCCAACCAGGCGCCGCACTTCGCTACCGGCGGTTGGGTCGCGCCGGAACCGAAGACGAAGAAGGGCAAGAAACCCGAATCGGTGAACACGTACTTCAACAGCAAGACGGGTGAAACGCTGCACATGACAGCGAAGGAGCACAGCGAATACACCCGCCACCAGGCCGAAGCTGCCTACAAGGAAAAGCTGCACGGCGTCAGCTTCAGCGGTCCCGTCTCGACGTTCGGTCCTCCCGGCGAGGCGGCTGGCACCACCGCCTACGGCGGCAGCTCGAGCAGCGCAGGGCTGGCGCTGAACCCCGACGGCGGCTCGAACTGGAACGACGCGAAAGCACGCGCGCTCGCGGGCAAGCTGTTCCACGTCGAAGTCGCCGGGCACAGCGGCAACTTCAAGGTGATCGACAAGGGACCTGACGCCAAAGGCCCGAAGGGCTGGCGCGTCGGCGACATCACCGGCGCTGCCGCGAAGCTGATGGGCTTCGACCCGACGAAGTTCCCCACCGACGCGATCGGGAAGTTCACGGAGGTCACGGGCGGCGCGGCGAAGGCGACGAGCAACGCCAGCATCAAGCTCCCCGAACTGTCGAGCTCGCCGCTGAACCCCGTGTCGGCGTTCCAGACCGGCTACCAGGCCGGGTTGAAGGGGCAGCCGCTCTCCACGACGGGCATCCTGGCCGCGGCCAAGGCGTCAGCGAAGGTGACGATGCGCGCGCTTCAGGAAGGCGAAGTGGCGCCCGCCGGCGGCGGCGCTGAAGGCGGCGGGTCGATCGCGCGCACGCGGCCGAAGGGCATAGGCGCGAAGGCGTGGAGCGAGTACCTGTCGATGGCGTCGGCGGCCGAGTCGATCGTCGGCAAGCCCTACGTCTACGGCGGCGGTCATGGGTCGTGGTCGAGCTCGGGCTATGACTGCTCGGGCGCGGTGTCCTACGTGCTGCACGCGGGCGGCCTGACGAACACGCCGATGACGACCACCGGCCTGAAGAATTGGGGACTCGCCGGCGACGGCAAGCTCGTGACCGTCGGCGTGCGTGGCACCACCGGCGAAAACGCGCACACGATGATCCGCATGGGCAGCGCCGGCGTAGAGAGTGGTGGAGGCGGGTCGCAGGGCAAGCCTGAAGTCCACATCGACCAGGGCTGGGACGGTGTGTTCCCGATCCACCGGCACCCGCCCGGCCTTCGCCGTGGCGGCCGTGTGAGGCGCACAGGGCGCGCTCCACGGCGCTTCAACCGTGGCGGGATGGTGGGCATGGGTCCGAACGCACGCAGCGCCGTGGCGAGCAGCCTGCGCATGTCTCCCGGCGGCGTCAGCGAATCCATGCTGGACCCCGACAGCCCACGGTTCGTCGGGTTCGGCCTGCGCCGTGGCGGCCATGTGAAACGGCCCGCTGCGCACAGCGCGACGAGCCACCACAGCGTCCACGTCGCCAACCACCTGCATCCCAAAGCGGTGCATCACTCGGCGATCCACAAAGTCACCGCGCACCACACCGCTGCCCACCACGCGAGCAAAGGCAAGAAGGGCATGAGCGGCGGCCTGTCCGGCGTCGCCTCGACGCTCGGCGAAGCCATGCAGCAGCTCGCGGCCGTGTCCGCTCCGCTCGAAGGCGCGCTACCCGGCGGCGCCGTCGGCAAGTTCATGTCGCAGGGCGTCGCGCGCGCGGCCGGCGGCGCGATCAGCGAAGCCGAAGGCGCGAGCAACACAGGACCCGAAGCCAACAACGCGCTCGGCGAACTGTCGGGCATCCTCGACGGGACGAGCAAGGCCGTCCAGAACGAGTTGAAGAAGATGGCCGCGGGCCTAAAGAAGCAGCTCGCCAAGCTGAAGGCGCACCACGCGAAGCCCGCTCAGATCAAGGGCCTCGAAGGCAAGATCGACGAGATGAATCAGGCGGTCGCGGACAGCGGCACCATCACGCTCGGCCAGCTCGATCAGATGGCGTCGAGCATCAAGGCGCAGGTCGCCAAGCTGAAGGCCCACCACGGGTCGAAGGTCAGCATCCGTCGGCTGGAAAGCTCGCTCGGACTCGTCGAGGCGGCGGTCGGGCAGCGCGTCGGCGCGATGGTCAAGCAGGTGAACGATGAGCAGTCCGCGCTCGAACGCGCCGGCGTCGCGCGGCAGCAGGCCAACGAAGTCGCCGGCGTGGAAGCTGGGAGCTCGGGCGCGATCAGCTCGGAAATGGCGCAGGACCAGCTCGCGGTCAGCGTCGGCCAGCAGCAGCAGGGGCAGCTTCAGGCGGCGTTGCAGCAGGCGGAAGCCGCCGGCGACACGCAGGACGCCGAACAGATCAAGGCGCAGCTCGAGGGGATCGCCGCGAGCGTGCAGGCCGCCGCCGTGGACATCGCCAAGAAGGCGCGCGAACTTGTCGAGCGGCAGGCCGCCGAAGTGACCGAACACGCCGAACGGTCCTTGTCGATGGTGCAGGGGCAGATGGCGCTTAACCAGGCTGTGCGGTCGATCACCAACCACGGCGAAGAATCACCCTCGGAAATGCGCCAGCGCGCGGCAGAAATGCAGCAGGCGCAGCTCCCCGCGATGCAGCAGGTTCTCGCGGGCCTCGGCGGTCAGTACAACGCCGACATGAGCGTCGGCGACACGAAGGGCGCGGAAGAAATCCAAGAGAAGATACTGAGCGAGCAGACCGACATCGCCAACACGAGCGCGGAAATCGCCAACCTCACACGGCAGGCAGCGGAGACGCAGGCTCACCTTCTCACCGAAATTGCGGAGCATCAGACCAACATGGCCGAGAGCGGCTTGCAGTCACTCGAACTGCATCAGAAGCTCGCGGGCACCTACGAAACGGGCGGGGAACAGCGCGCCGAATACATCAACAAGCAGATTCTCCCCGCGCTGCAAAAGGAACTGACGGCCCTCGTCAACGAAAAGAAAACGGCCGAAGAACAGGGCGACTCCAAGCTCGCTGAACAGATCGCGGAAGCCATCGCCGGCCAGCAGAACAAGATACTCGAAGCGCAGTTGCAGGTGCAGGAAGAGACAAAGAGCGCGACGCAGGCAATGGCAAACGCCATGACGAACGCCGGCGGGTCGCTCGGGTTCCAGTTCAATCAACAGGAGTTCACCGACCTAATCGGCGTGGGAGTGGGAATGTGATATGGGCGTAGCCGTAGCGAATCGTGATCTGCGCCTCGGGCGCTTCTACATGGTGACGTTGGAGGACGAAGTGGCCGAAGCCGTCGGCGACGCGCTGAACGCTGACGAGTCCGGGGTCGCGGTCGCGCGCCGCCGGCCACGGCAGTTCACCTTCACCTTCCCGATCCGTGGCGCGAGCGCGGACGCCAACCCTTACAGCTCGGGCGACCGGATGCGCCGCCAGATCAGGGCGATGATGGAGAACACCACGCTCCGCTTGCAGGGCCTCTACATGAGCTTCGCGCAGGACCACGAGATAGACGGCTGGATCGTCGCGGGGTCCGGGCTGCTGAAGTACGACCAATATGGGCTGACGTTCGCCAGCTACGCCATCGAGCTCGACAGCAGCTACCGCGTGGGCGGCCTGCGGACCCACATGCCAGCGCGTCGCATCGAACTGTACGACCGGCGCCTGTCCTCGACGCCGCGCGACTTCAAGGGCATCTTGTTCGGGACCGACTTCTCGAACATCACTCCGCTGGCGCTCAGCAGCTTGCCCGTCGGCGCGAGCAACCCGATCGGCTATCTCGGGCAGCCCGTCGTCGCCTACGCTCGAGCTGGCTTCGACGGCACCGGCTACGTCCTTCAGGGGATGCAGCACGGGCAGGTGATCGGCTTCGAGCAGGAAGCGTCGAGTCAGAACCTCGGCGACGTGGTGATCTACGACCGGCGCGGCGTGACCGCTGAAACACCGGAGGCGGGCAACCGCACCAACTACGTCGAGAACCCGAACTTCGAGTACGACACCGCTGGCAACGCGCCCGCGCTGTGGTCCTCGTCGGCCTTCAGCCTGAACGCCGGCGCCACGCTCACGGCGACCGCTGCGCAGGCGCAGGAAGGCAAGCAGTCGATGCAAGTGGTCACGACCAACAGCGCCGCCGCTGAGGGTGCCTGCATCGCGTGTCCGGGCATCCCGATGTTCCTGTCAGGCACGACCTACCGCGCGAGCGTGTGGCTGAAGGGGAACGCCGGCGGCGAGCACATCGAAGTGATCCTTGGCTCGACCGCCGACGACGACGCCGTGGTGCCGGTCACGCTCACGACCTCGTGGCAGCAGGTCACGGTCGCGTGGACGCCGAGCTCGAACCGCTCGGGCGCGACGCACGGCCTGGCGGTGCGCGGCGCCAGCGGCTTCGGCGGAATCGTGCAGACGTGGTTCGTCGATTCGGTGATGGTCGTCGCGGGCGCGCTGCCCGCCACCACGATCACGGGCGACAGCTACGGCTACTTCTGGCAGGCAGGCTTCGGCCAGTCGCAGAGCACGATCGACCCGCAGAGCTTCGGATGGGAGGAGGTCTACGGACCCGATCAAAAGCTCAGCTCGGGCGACGTGGTGGTCATGCAGAATCAGCTCTGCCGGCTGCGCTACGTCTCCGCGACGACGAGCATTGCGATCGACACGAGCGTCGAAGGCGCGTGGACGGAGCAGGGCCGCGTGACGCTGTGGGACAGCGGCGCGCTCGACACCTACACGCAGCACACGCGGCTGATCCCCCGCAGCGACGGCAGCCTCTCGACGGTGATGGAGTGGACACCCGAGCGCGCGATCGTCAGGCTCAGCTCGAACCGCTCGACCGCCGACACCACGGCGCGGCTCGACACCTACATCACGTTGCAGCGCGGTTGGACGGGCCCGCGGATCGAGACGTACTGCAATATCGCCGGGGTCGGCACGCCGGGATGTCAGGTCAGATGGACCCCCAACAGCACGGGCAACTACGTCGAGGCGAACCTGACGAGCACCACGCCGATCTTCGCCGGCGGCGACGCGCTGTTCCCGTGGACGAGCTCGCCCGGCCCGACGTATCAGGAAGTCGGCGAGCCGTGGGTCGATCTGATCCCGGCCGCGGGCGGCCAGATGGTCACGCTGACGAGCATCCAGCGCGGCGCTCGAGGCCCGAACTACGAAGACAACGCCGCCTACGGCAGCACCAACCGGCAGAGCGCGAGCGTGTGTGCGCGATTCGGTGAGAATCAGAACAACACGGCCACGACCTCGACCTATGGCTACGTCAGCGCGCACGTCGGCTTCACCGCCCGGCAGCTCAACCTCGGCGTGTTCGAGGCCGAGACATGGCGCCTCGCGCGATCGGGCTGCACGGAAGTCGCAGACGCCGCGGCGAGCGCAGGCCACGCGATCAATGACACGCAGGTCAGCGTCTTGCAGCCGCCCGTGCAGGCCAATCTCTCAAGCGTCGCCACCGGCGGCGGACTGGCAGCAGCCACCTACTTCTACAAGGTGACTGCGAAGAACGGCGCCGGCGAGACGATCGCCTCGAACGAGAAGTCGATCACCGTCACCGGCAGCTCGTCGCGGATCACCGTCTCGTGGGCAGAAGTGCCGGGCGCCACCGCCTATGTCGTGTACCGGGGGACCGCCACCAACGCGGAGAACGTCAAGCACGAAGTCACAGGCGGCAGCACGGTCAGCCTCGAAGACATGGGCGCGTCTGTGCCGACGTTCCCCGAATCGCTGGCCGTGGCCGACACCCTCCTGCGCACAGAATCGCCGCTGAGTAACGGCGGCAAATGGGCAACGCTGAACGGCGCCGCCAACGCCGGCACGGCGAACGCCACGAACGGCTGGGAGGCGTCAGCCTTCGGGACCGTCTCGGGCGCGCGGTGGACACCCGTCGAACAAGCCAACCCGGCCGTGACGCTCACGCTGCACTCGGGCACGCCTGCGGCCGAACGATGGTTCTCAGTCGTCGCCTGCTGGGCGGCAGCGGCGACCTCTGGCTATGAGGTGCGAATGACGGAAGTCTCGTCGGGCATCTTCACCTGCACCATCGAAAAGTACGTGGCCGCGGCGCTGACGACGTTGGCGACGATCACGAATGTCAGCTTCACCACCGGCAACACGCTCGGGATCAGCGTGCGTGGTGGCAAGGTGGCTGCATGGAAGAAGGTCGGCAGCACATGGTCGCTCATCGGTGAAGCGGCCGACTCGACTTACACCACGGGGTACACGGGCATCGTTGGGTCCGGCTCCAACCCGTTCTACGACAACTTCTCATTCGGAGAAGCGACAGCCCCGACGGCTGGCACGACATTCGTCAGCGGTTCGCCTCCCGGCGCGAACACCGCGACCGTGACGACCGCCGCGTCGCTGCTCATCAGCGCGGCCGAACTGAACGCTAAGGGGATGCCCGTCGGCCGGTATGGGATTTGGGCGCGCGTGCGGACCACAACCTCGGGCGACACGCTCTCGATCACCGGCGGCTTCGCAGCCAATCAGACAGCCGTCAAGACGAGCACGAGCCTGACCTACGTGTGGCTGTACCTCGGCGAATCGCTGCGCGAAACGACCTCGCAGGAATACTCCATGAGCATCTATCAGAGCGCCGGCAGCGGGTTGACGGGGACGCGCCTCGATCGCGTGGTCGCGCTCCCGAGCGAATACAGGCAGGCGGGCAACCCGACCTTTGACGGTGGCCGCGACCTGGCGGTCATCCACCTGTACGACTCGCAGGTCACGCCTGACCTCGTGGAGCGCTAGGCCGTGGCGCTCCCTCGCCAGTCGCGGAAGAATCAGGTCGCGCTTCAGCCGCGCAAGGTGCGCCTGCGGCTCGTGCAGCTCGCGCCGGCGATGATCCCCTCCAACGAAGTCGGCATCGGCGCCACGGTTCTGACGCTCACGTTCCTGCCGCCCGGCATCGGCCCGTCGCAGCTCTGGACCCTCGACGTGGGCGCACACGCGGAGGTCGTCGTCGTGAAGGAAGTCAACCCCGCGACCAACGAAGTGACGCTTGCCGCGGCCACGACGAAAGCCCACAAACCCGGCACAGAACAGGTCCCGTTGATGCCGACGATGACCTCGCAGGAAACGGTGTTCGGCAAGTGGTTCTATGCGTCGTGGGCTGGCCTGAACGGCACGCGCGGACAGGCCGGATGGCTTGAGGGTGAATACCTGCGGCAGATGATCGAAGAGGGCACCGGCTCGATCGTGCTCCCCAACGCGGCGGGCAGCGATGGCGTCAAGCACTTCGACCGTTTCCTAATCACGACGCTGGACAACTACCGCGTGGGCGACGAGTGGGTCGAGATATGGAGCATGAGCACGAGCCACGCCGCCGGCGATCTGCTGTTCGTGGGATCGCCGAACGAAGCGCAGGTGAGCGAGACGGAAATCAAGCTCGGGTTGGTTGACGGTCTTTACCTGATGAAGAAGCAACGCGAGAGCAACGCGGGCTTCTGGAACAACGGGCCACGCGATGTGTTCGAGGAGTACACAAAGCAGATGCAGGTGTTCATGGCGGACGGCTTCGACGCGCCCGCCAACTACCCGCAGACACCATCGACTGCGGGTGAATCGACGGACAAGCGGTGGAAGATGAGCAACGCCATCGCGTCGCCGGTGGACTCGAACGTGCGGCTGCTGCCGCTCGGGTCGGGCACGCAGTCGTTCATCAGATACACCACGCCGATCAAGATAGGGACCACCGAAGAAGGCGGCGCGCC